GGGCGGGATGCCATCCGAATCGCTATATCGATAACGAAAAGACCGTGCGTATTGTCAGCGACACCTATCGTATCCGCACAATTACGGATGATAAGGAAGAAAGCGGCAAGGCCATCACCACAGTCTATGCGGAAGCGGCATTCTATGATCTTGCCTACTATGTGAAAAAGGATGAGATTACCTTTAACGCGGACACGGCTGATGTTCCGATGGCTTATGCCCTGCAGGGCACCGACTGGGATGTGGGCACGGTTAATGTCTCCACAAAGCGTACTTGGACTTGTTCTGAGAAAAACGCGCTGGCAATTTTGCGTGCAGTACAGAACATTCACGGCGGCGACCTGATTTTTGATAACGCAAACAGGATCGTGAAGCTCCTAACCTTCTCCGGTGAGGATTCCGGCGTACTGTTCTGCTACAAGAAAAACATGAAATCCATCCAACGCGTCATTGATACGACCAGCCTGATTACAAGGCTTTACGCCTATGGCAAGGACGGCATGACCTTTGCTTCGATCAATGGCGGCAACGAATATGTGCAGGACACGACCTATACTTCCGAAATACGAATTGCTACGCTGGATTGCTCGAACTTCACCAATCCATAGGAGGTTAAAAACTATGCCTAACACGAGTAACAAGGTCAAGTTCGGCCTGAAAAACTGCCACTACGCCATTGCTACGCTTGCCGCTGACGGCACTGTCACCTTTGGTACACCCATAGCAATGCCCGGTGCCGTATCCCTTTCGCTGGATGCTGAGGGAGATAATGATCCATTCTATGCGGACGACTCCGTATATTACATGGTTTCAAACAACAACGGCTATTCCGGCGACTTTGAACTGGCGCTGATCCCGGAGAGCTTTCTTACGGATGTCATGCACGAGACTGAGGATGCAAACGGCGTCATTGTTGAGAACAAGGATGTAGAGCCGGAGCATTTTGCGCTGCTCTTTGAGTTTTCCGGCGACCAGAGAAAGATCCGTCACTGCATGTATTACTGCAGCGCGACCCGTCCTTCCGTCACCGGCAGCACCAAGGAGGACTCTACCGAGGTGCAGACTGAGACGCTCTCCATCACAGCTTCTCCGCTCCCTTCCGGCATTGTGAAGGTCAAAACTGGTACGAACACTACAAGTGCTGTTTACGACGCTTGGTACAGCTCTGTATATGAGCCGAGTGCTTCAGTAAGTAGCGGTGAATAAGGAGGCGCGATATGGCAGTAACAAAAACAATCGAAGTTGACGGCAAAGAGGTGCAGTTCCGCGCCTCAGCCGCCATTCCTCGCCTTTACAGAAATAAGTTCCACAGGGATATTTACAAGGATTTAAACGAGCTGCAGAAAGGCATCGATGAAAACGACGCAGAAAGCTCCAATCTGGACACTTTCAGTCTTGAGCTTTTTGAGAACATCGCATGGCTGATGGCAAAGCATCAGAATCCTGATGTCCCGGATACTCCGGAGGACTGGCTCGACCAGTTCAACACCTTCTCCATTTATGAAATCCTGCCTCAGATCATCGAGCTGTGGGGACTCAATGTGGAACAGCAGGTGGAATCTAAAAAAAACATCATCCGACAGAGCGGGAAATGACAACCCCGCTCTTTTTACTCCGGTGTGTGCAGATCGGGCTTTCCATCTCGGAGCTCGACCTGCTCACTATCGGGACTGTCAATGACATGTATGCAGAAATGAGCAACGACGATTACAACTATCCTGCGCTCGCGACACAGGAGCAGATGGATCGATTTTAACAGGAAGGAGGTCACCGCATGGCCGACAGAATAAAAGGCATAACCGTGGAAATCGGCGGCGATACGACCGGCCTTTCCAAAGCCCTCTCCGGCGTAAACAAAGAAATCAAATCAACTCAGTCGCAGCTAAAAGACGTCAACAAACTCCTAAAGCTCGACCCGACAAATACCGCGCTGCTCGAACAGAAACAGAAGCTCCTACAACAGGCAGTCTCCGAAACGAAGGAAAAGCTCACACAGCTGAAGTCCGTGCAAGACCAGATGGATGCTGGACTTAAAAACGGTACCGTCACCCAGCAGCAATATGATGCATGGCAGCGTGAGATCATAGAGACCGAAAACGAGCTCAAAAACCTCGAACAGCAGTGTCGGGAAACAGATACTTCTATCACGGCAACACTCCGGGCGACCGGCTCTAAACTGCAGGAGGTCGGCGGGAAAATATCTGATGTCGGCACGAGCCTATCGACGCATGTAACGGCTCCCATTGTCGCCATCGGCGCTGCCTCCATTGCCGCCTTTAACGAGGTGGATGCTGGCCTCGACATCGTTGCACAGAAAACCGGCGCTACAGGTGATGAGCTGGAGGATATGTGCCAGATCGTAAAAGACCTCGCCACGGAGATGCCGACGGACTTCGAAACTGCCGGTGCTGCTGTCGGCGAGGTCAACACCCGTTTCGGCCTGACCGGGCAGGCGCTGGATGACCTCTCGGCAAAATTCATCAAGTTTGCCCAGCTCAATGATACCGATGTTTCGACATCTATCGACAATGTATCCTCCGTCATGAACGCCTTCGGCATGGACGCTTCCGAGGCAGATACTCTTCTGGATGCTTTAAATGCCACCGGTCAGGCCACCGGCATTGATATGGATACACTGGCAAACGCCCTCTCCTCTAATGCCGCGCAGCTGAAGGAAATGGGACTCACCGCCCAACAGGCCGCTGGCTTTATGGGCATGGTGGAAATGTCAGGTCTTGATACCTCTGCCGCCATGATGGGCTTAAAGACCGCCATGAAAAATGCAACGGCAGACGGTAAAACACTGGATCAGGTGCTTGCCGAATTTTCTGCTACCATGCAGGGAAGCGGCAGCGATGCAGAAAAACTGCAGGCGGCCTATGACCTTTTCGGAAGTAAGGCCGGTGCCTCCATTTATAATGCCGTGCAGACCGGAAAGCTCAACCTGTCGGATTTCTCCGGCTTCCTCGGAGATTTTGAAGGCAGTGTCGAGAACACCTTCAATGAGACACTCGACCCGATTGACCAGTTCCAGATGACCATGAACTCTCTGAAGGAAACCGGTGCAGAGGTCGGCAACTCCCTGATGTCAGTTCTCGCTCCTGTCCTTAAAGAGCTCTCTGACAAGCTAAAATCCCTCGCCGAATGGTGGAACAACCTCGGAGAGCCTATGCAGCAGATGATCGTGAAAATTGCGCTCGTGGCTGCTGCAATCGGGCCGGTACTTGTAATCGTCGGTAAGGTAATCTCCGCTGTTGGTACCATTATGACGATTATTCCTACTGTTACCACTGCTATGGCCGGAGTAAAGACGGCGATGGCTGGTCTGAATGCTGTCATGGCGGCAAATCCGATAGGCCTGATCATTACGGCCATCGGCCTACTGGTAGCTGCATTTATCTACCTGTGGAACAACTGTGAGGGCTTCAGAGAATTCTGGATCAACCTCTGGGAAAAGGTCAAGGAGATCGCCATTACTGTATGGACGGCGATCAAGGACTTCTTCGTCAGTGTCTGGGAGGCAATAAAGAACACCTTCACCACTGTGGTAAATGCAATCAGCAGTTTTCTTACCACAGCTTGGAATACGATAAAAAGCACGGTCGAAGCCGTGATGAATGCCATAAAGACGGTTATCTCTACGATCTGGAATGGCATCAAGAGCTTCTTTGAAACCATTTTCAATGCAATCAAAACTGTAGTGACCACCTATTTCAATATCTACAAGACGATCATCGAAACCGTCCTGAACGTGATAAAGACCGTGGTTACTACTGTTTGGAACGCGATAAAAACAGCTGTTGAAACTGTCGTGAACGCCATAAAGACGGTCATCACCACCGCATGGAATGCCATCAAGACTACGACCTCTACGATTTTCAATGCCGTAAAGAGCGTAGTCACTTCCGTTTGGAACGGTATAAAGAGCGCGGTCATGAATGTGGTGAATACCATGAAGTCCGGCATCAGTAACGGCTTCAATGCGATCAAGAGCACGGTGTCCAATATCGTAAATGGGATCAAGAGTACCATATCGAATGTGTTCAATACCATCTGGAGCACGGTATCCGGGATCGTAAACAAGCTAAAGAGCGTATTCAATTTCAGCTGGAGCCTGCCGAAGATCAAGCTGCCGCACTTCTCCATCACAGGCAGCTTTTCGCTGAACCCGCCATCCATACCGCACTTTTCTGTGGATTGGTATAAGAAGGCGATGTCCGGCGGCATGATCTTAAAGGATGCGACCATCTTCGGCCAGAGCGGAGGCACACTTCTTGGCGGCGGTGAGGCCGGTGATGAAGCTGTGGTCGGTGTGAGCTCGCTGCGCTCCATGATTCAGGACGCGGTGCAGGGCGCGGCTCTTTCGCTTTCCGGCGACCAGCCGCTAATTAACATACAGGAAATGAGCGTGCGTAGCGACGATGATATCCGAAAGATATCGCAGCAGCTGAACACGCTCCTCAATGCCGGCAGACGGGCGAAAGGATATATCTGATATGGGATTTTCATTTAACGGCACGACCTCGCAGTCGATGGGGCTTGCCACAAGAATAACAACTGAAAACCGTATGCCGGACCTTAGGAACAACACCGTCACCATGCCCGGACACGAGGGCGTGTTCGATTTCGGAGAGACTGTCGGCGAGAGGAAGATTCAGATTTCCTGCTTTATTCCTCCCGGAAAGAGCGATGCGAACTTCCTCGACTTGAAGGATGAGATCGTATCGTGGCTCAATCCCGATAACGGGCTGTGTCCTCTGATACTCGATAAAGAGCCGGGACGGGTATACTCCGCAAGGCTGAACGAGGGCTTCTCCTTTGACAAGGCGGTGCGCAATTCCTGCACATTCGACCTTGTCTTTTTATGTCCCGATCCGTATGCCTACGCCGCCACGGATGAGACTTTCACAAGTTCAGCTGCCGGAACAGCCACAATATCGAGATCGCTTGGGAACGCATACTCCCTGCCCGTGTATTCGCTTAAGGGAGTTATTCCGTCCGGCACGGGAACATATATCACGATAACCACGAACGGCAGCGAACTGAAAATCATCGGCAGCCTTGCAAGCGGTGAGACTCTGGTTATTGACTCGGCGCTTATGACGGCAAAGGTGGTGGACGCAAACGGCAATACGCTGCGGAACGGTCTGCCGCTTTTGTCGGAACTTAATTTCCCCACGCTGAATGTGGGCGCAAATACTGTGACGGTCGCTGTTTCGGACAATACTGTGACCTTTACGGAACTGGAAATATCGGCAAGGAGCCGCTGGAGGTGATTTGATGGCGCTTAAAAATACGATGAACACACAGGACGCCTTTACCGGGCAGGTGCCTTCCGCCTGGGGAAAAGACGGTCTGTGGCGGTTCAATGAATCCGAGCCGGACGCGAACACCTGCACAGCGGATTCCTCCGGCAACGGCAGGGACGCATACATCAACAACTGGAGCGGCACGACCGCCGACTTCAAAACAGGGCATCTCGGTAACTTCTTTCAGATGAACATCAACAATCCCTCATCTGAAAAGACATATCTCCGGGCGTCAAATGACGGCACGATGTTCTCGGATATCGGAGAGCGGATCATTGTCGGCGGCTGGATACGTCCGACCACTTACTCGGTCGGCAATACCTATACGCCTATCCTCTCCACCAGAGCGGGAACGGGCAATCCGATATTCTATCTGTCGCTTATCCGGGGAAAGCCAAGGCTCATGCTCTACAATTCCTCCGGCAGCCTGATACTCGACACATCGGTCACGCCGTCCTTTTCTCTGGAAAACGCCAAGTGGTACTTCATCGCGGCGGTCATAGAGCCGGACAATCAGAAGGCTTGGTACGTGGTCGGCGACAAAACCGGCGGAGAAGTGTGGATTTCCTCCGCGCTTACGATAAACGGAACGCTCAATCGCTCCTGCACGGCTGACCTTGTATGGGGCATGCTGAATACCTCCTACTGGTACGCGGGAGCGTTTGACGACTGGTTCTTAAACTGCGACGCGGATGTGACAGCCGATGATATTGCCGAGTGGTTCCTGAAATCCCTCTCGGCAAACGGCGCGGACACGGACGCGGATGTGGACGGA